TAGGATACACAGAGCATACATTGCAAATGGACAAGCACCAGGCGATGACATACTGATACAATATAATGGCACAACATATGCACAAATAACATATGACTACAACCAAACACTAATGGCTGTATACACAGTGCCAGCAGGATACACAGCATATCTGCAGAACTTACGTGTGGGTATTGGTAAACAAAAAGAAGTTATATCAAGACTGCAAGTAAGAGAGTTTAATGGTATATTTAGAACTAGAGCACTGCTGAGTTCATTTGGTGCACCTATTGACAAAGTATGGACTGTACCAGAAGTGTATCCAGAAAAGACTGATCTAATGGTAATGGCCACAGCGAACGCTTCTACAGATATATCAGCTTCATTTGAAATTATATTGGTGAACAACACATGATAATCAGTCAATTTAAAAAAGGTCAAGATCGTGCATACATACACTTTGACGCACGTACATGTAAGTTTACAGTTGAAATGGGTGACAGCACTGTGTTAGAGTTTGATACACTAGCAGCAGCCAAAGCCTTTTGTACACAATGGTCAAGTGGTATAGGTGAAGACTCAACTGTAATAGACTTTGCAGCAACAGTAAAACCTAGATAATAAAAAACCCTAGCAATGTAACAAATCACGAAAAGCATTGCTAGGGTTTATTTGTGAGATTTTAAACAGTCTTAGGAGAACTACTCACAAATTATAATATAAGCTATAATAACACATACTCCTAATAGTGTCAAGATTAAAATTGCGTTAGCCATTAAAAATATCAGCAAAGTTTGATGTAACACGACTGACATTTGAATTTGGTATGTCAATGTCACAGGCTTTGTTCATTACTTCACGCACAGTCATAAAACATTTCCAGGCTATGCCTTTGTGACTGATTACCTTTGTTTTCATATTCAACACTTTGTCGTAGTAGTCTTCGTACTTGTCTAGTGCAGCTAGGCCTTCACCAATTGCTACAAGCTGATACAGTGTAAACAGTTCTGGATGTTGCTTACTCAGCAAGTTCATTGTTTCCAATATACCACGCCATACTTCGTTATCCATCTGATGTAGATAACCATCCCAAATTGTTTTGTTATTGATTTGTATTTCACCTGTTGACTCAATAATGTTGTTTAGAGTCTTTTGAATGTGGCGCATTATCGCCACTGATAATTCTGTTTTAGTTGCCATCACGCTGTCTCCTCTTCCTCTATACTCATATTATAGACTTCAAGTTTGCTTGCCCACTGTTTATAGTGTGTGACCAATGCCTGTCGCATTAGAGGATTTTTAATTTTCTTAAAGTTGTGGACCATTGCTCCAGCCATTTGCGGGTTACATTCAAAGTAAAGACCCAAACCACCTAAACTGTTCATATCGTGTTCAAACTCTTTGTTGAACTTGCGTTGTTCGTATTCTTGTGTAATTGTGTTTGCCATTTTGTAGTTCTCCTATTGTTAACTTATACATATATTATAGCATCAATACACACGATGTCAACCTTTTTTACTACAGTTATTTATCCAAAACATAAATACAGTATGATTTACAGATATATGGTACAACAAAAACGAACTTCACCTAATCCCAAACATGGTAGGCCTGTTAACCCTAGCACATGGATTTCAGGACCTATTGAATGGAAACGTGACTGTCATTATGCTTACCACAAGCACAAAGCACAAGCTCGCTATCGCAAAGAGGACTACAACATCACACTTGAAGAATGGATGGATTTATGGACAGAGGATAATTGGTTTCGCAGAGGCAGAAGTTCAGATTCAATATGCTTGATAAGAACTGATGATGAGCTGCCTTGGTCACCAGACAATGTACACCTAGGCACTAGACGTGAAAGCCTACAAAAGACCACAATTTCAAGATGGGGCAAATGTAATGGACGTATTTGAATATGATCCTTATGATCAGTTTCAACAACTAATAGCACAGTGTAATGAGAACACACGCATGATACATAAACTAATTGAATCACACAACAAACTAGATAGCATTGTTATGGAACTAACTGCACAACATTCACGCACAACAGAACTGTTGGTACGCACTAGGACAGATATTGGCACAATAACAGATGAACTAATTGCATTACGCAGCGCGGATTTCAATGCGACTGAGTGAACCACAACAAACAATTGCAGACAGTGACAGCCGCTTTAAGGTTGTTGTAGCTGGCAGACGCTTTGGCAAAACATACCTTGCCATGCGTGAAATATGTTTTCGTGCTAGAATACCTAACCAAGAGATATTCTACATAACAACATCATACAGAGCAGCTAAAATGATCTTATGGAAGCCACTCAAACGCAAACTACAAGACCTGCGTTGGATAGAAAAGATCAATGAATCAGAACTGAGTATAACACTGCGCAATGGATCAATCATCTCACTCAAAGGCTCAGAAGATCCTGACAGACTACGTGGTGTTAGTCTAAGCTACTGTGTTATAGATGAAGCAGCAGAATGTCAACTTGATGCACTGTGGGGAGAGATCATACGTCCTGCACTAGCTGACCAACAGGGTGGCGCACTGTTTATAGGCACACCCAAAGGCAAAGCAAACGCATTCTATGACCTATACACAGCAGCACAACAACTAAACAGCTGGTATGCTTGGCAGTTTACAACTATTGATGGCGGCAGAGTTACTAGTGAAGAGATTGAAGCTGCAAAACAGGACATGAGTGAACGTCAGTTCCGTCAAGAGTTTTTGGCTACATTTGAAACATACGAAAATAGAATAGCTTGGGCATTTGATAGAAGTCTAAACTGTGTTGACATTGTAGATCCTGACACACGTATACTGCATGTGGGCATGGATTTCAACATCAATCCTGGCACTGCTACAATTAGTGTGGTTACACATGACACTATGACTGTGATAGATGAAATGCATCTAGAAAATACTAATACAGAAGAAATGGCGTATGAATTAAAACGCCGTTATCCAAGTTCAAGGATTACTGTTTACCCAGATCCTAGTGGTTCAAGACGTCAAACAAGCTCTAGCGGTATGAGTGATCATATTATACTGCAAAATGCTGGCTTTACTGTCAAAGCACCACGCAAACATGACCCTGTAAAAGACCGTATAAACGCTATCAACGCTCGTTTATGCACTGCAGAGGGTAAAAGACACCTGTTTATTGCTAAAACGTGTAAATATACTATAGATAGTTTGGACAAACACACTTATAAACAAGGCTCACAGGTACCAGATAAAGACTCAGGATATGATCATATGTTTGATGCGCTCTCATATTCTGTAGCCTACATGTTCCCAATACGTAAACGTGTGGAACAACAACAGCCTCAGCGTTGGGCAGTGAGATAAAGGAAACAATTTAATGGACATATCGCAACTAATGACCGCGGAGATAGCTGGTATACTAGGCGGCAATCACATTTATACATCATACAGAGACCAATGGCAATACTTGTATGAATCATATATAGGTGGAGAAGAATACCGCAATGCAGGACACCTAACAAAATACCAATTAGAAACAGATGGTGAATACAACCAAAGATTAGAAACAACACCCCTAGAGAATCACTGCAAATCAGTGATACAAGTATACACATCATTCCTGTTTAGAGATCAACCCTACAGAGAACTAGGCACACTTGAAAACACAGCAGGAATAGAAGACTTTCTACGTGATGCAGACCATGACGGTAGAAACATAAACCAATTTATGAAAGAATGTTCAACTTGGAGTTCAGTGTTTGGACATGCTTGGGTTATGGTTGTAAAGCCTGACGTAGGTGCAGTAAGTGTAGCAGATGAATTAGAAGCAGGCGTTAGACCATACCTTACACTGCTAACACCACTTGTAGTTGTAGATTGGAATTGGAGTAGACAGCCTAGTGGCAAATACATGCTAGATTATTTTAAGTATATTGAAGATGTAAATGGTAACCTAAGAACTGTTAAAGAATGGACACCAGAGTTTATTACAACATACACTGTTGATGTTGAAAGTGAAGTAGTAGAAGAAAAAATTGTAGAGCCTAATGGACTAGGTTGGATACCAGCTGTGTGTGCATATAACACAAGATCAACTGTTAGAGGCGTAGGTATAAGTGACATTGCTGATATTGCAGATGCACAAAAAATGATCTATAATTCAACAAGTGAAGTAGTTGAATCAATCAAACTGGACACACATCCAAGTCTAGTAGCAACACCAGAAACAAACGTAGGCACAGGTGCTGGCGCACTTATACACATACCAGACAACTTAGATCCTGGCTTGAAACCCTATGCACTAGAGTTTTCAGGTGCAAGTGTTGATTCAATATACAAGTCAATTGAACACACCACAAATGCTATTGACAAAATGGCCAATACTGGTGCTGTACGTGCAACAGAAAGTAGAACACTGTCAGGTGTAGCAATGGAAACAGAATTTCAATTGCTTAATGCACGCCTAAGTGAAAAAGCAGACAACATGGAACTTGCAGAAGAGCAAATATGGAAGATCTATGCATATTATGGCAACACAGAATGGACTGGAGAAATAAAGTATCCTGGCTCATTCAACATACGTGACACTGCTAATGAAATCAATCAATTGCGCACAGCAAAAGAAACTGCAACTGACAAACGTGTTACAAAAGAAATAGATCGCAAGCTCATGGAATGGATGGGCATTGAAGACGTTGATCTAGATGACTTTGTGCCACACGTAATGCAAAATTCTATAACAGGTGAATTAGTAATAGCTGAAACAGAACAACAACACCTTGCACTAGCTGCACTAGGTTATACGCATACAAACGAATAAAGGAGCAAACACATGCCAATGAAAAAGAAGAAGAAGAAAAAGGGTGGACGCAGAGGTTAATTGGGACCAATACTTCCAAAAGATCCGTAAAGTCTGTCCTTGGAGTTGGAGCGAATATCGCAAAGGCAACATTGATATAGTAGCTGGCACAAACATCGTACCATTAGGTGACTTTGCTGCTAGAATATACATTGTAGATATAAGCAACGCAGAGGAATTGGAAGAATACCACGATTACCTTAATGATACAACGGATGATGAATGGTTATATTCACATCCACTGTATGGCGGTAACTCAACAGAAATACCTGTACTAATACAACAGGATGCTGAACTACTACGGAGGGCACGTAATGGCAAAGTTTAGAGGATCAGCGTGTCTTACTGATTGTGGTGGACACAGAGCTGGATTTCGTTATGCACGTTCAGGTGGACGCAAACGTTCACCATACAGCAATAGTTTTAACAAAGGCATGGGAATACAAAGAGGCACATATAAACCAAGGGCTGTTAAAAAACGTCAAAAGCGCCGTATTTAAACACCTAATTAAAGTTTTACATAAATAGTTACATATTAAATTTAACTCTTAAAGGAGGCGAGGTTAACAATGGACCATACAGAAACATTGGCACAAGAAAACGCAACTGATGCGGAAGTACAACAAACTGAAAATCAGGCTGAAGCAGTAAAAACCTACACACAGGAAGAAGTGGATAACATGATGGGCCGTATGAGAGGCTCACTAGAAAGAAAACTTCTTAAACCATACGAAGACTTAGGTGATCCAAATGAACTACGTGATTTGCGTAATGCAGAAGAAAAACGTAGACAAGAAGAACAACTAAAACGTGGTGAGTTTGAAAAAACCCTGCAGGAATTAGCTGCAAAAAAGGACAGTGAAATCCAAAAACGTGATGCTATTATTCAAGAATACAAGGTAAACAATCCTTTGATTGATGCAGCAGCTAGAAACAAAAGTATAAACCCTGAGCAAGTAAGACAATTACTAGCAGGGCGTGTTAGACTTAATGAAACAGGTGACGGAGTAGAAGTATTAGACGACACTGGTAATGTACGTTATGATGATAGTGGAAACAATTTGTCAGTAGACAGTTTGGTAAAAGAATTCTTAGATACTAATCCACATTTCCGTGCAGCAGGTGCTAGTACTACAAATACTAAAACAAATGTTTCAAATGGTTCAAGCACAGACTTTGACCTAGCAAGTTTGGATCTTACCAAACCTGAACATAGACAAATGTACAAAGAGGCTCGTCAAAAAGGCCTACTTTAAAAAGCCAGATTTTAAGGAGACATTAAATGGCAAACTCAGCATACGCATCAGGTATCAACCTAGACGCATTGATGGTACCTGTGAAAGCAGCTACTATCTACACTGCTCAAGAACAAAGTTTGTTCTTAGGCGGACAATTAATACCAGTAATCAATGTACCAGCAGGTAGTGCTTCTGCACAAGTTCCTGTATTAGGTTCAGTTACTGCTACTAAATTAACAGCAGAAGCTGCTCCAGGTGTAGACCTAGAATCAGTTCTTCCAGCTGATACTAAAAACACTATTGCAGTAGACATCCACGCAGCTCGTGCAGTACTACGTGACTTAGGTGGCATTGATCCAAACGAATTAGGTCGTGTACTAGGTAACTCAGTTGCTGCATCATTTGACGCAGACGTTATCGCAGCAATGGACAGCTTAACAGCTAAATCAGCTCCAACAGATATTGGTGCAGTTGACATTGATGACATTTTTGAAGTTGTAGGACAAATCCGTGCAGCTGGCGAAATGACTCAACTATACGGTGTTATTT